AAGTAACCTTTGTTAACCGTAAAGTAACCGTACTAATTCGTGTAAACCATTGATTTTACAGGTAGGTAACCGAGTAACCGAGTAACCCTGACTTTCTCATATAGGGAAACTTTTATACTCAATATGTGCATATAAATACTCAAATATATATATACAGAATCAAAGGTTACTTAGGTTACCCGGTTACCTTTTGAACAAATTGTTTGTTAATCAAACACAATATCGTCTGTAATCTCAAAATCATCATTACAATTAACAAATCCTTTTGGAATTTCATCTACAATTTTCAAAAACACACATTTGGTGACAATTCCGTCCAGTTTCTTCGCTTTGGTCGGATAACCCCTACTGTCGGTTTCCACAAGTCCCTTCTTGACAGCCCATGACAAAAATGCTTTTCTGGAGAATCTTCCGATTTTGCACAGATCATCAAACGCTGCGCTATAGATTATTGCAGTTGACGTTTTCTCTATCGGATCATTGTCAATAATTCCCCATCTTTCTGTTTTTATATCTGGGTTATCATCGAATTTAATTCCGTTCATGGCAATCTTATCAAGCACGAACCAGTAAGCGCGTTCGTTTTCAGATACCATTTCTTTCTCTGTTAGAAGATTCTTAGCCGTCTCAATGTCAATGTACTGGCCATCATGGAACAGCTGATCTGTTGCGATTTTATCTGCTGCCAGGATAATGCTCATTGATATGCTTTGCTTCTGCATCTTGTCATCGTCCTGTATAAGCCCCTGATAGTGCTTTTGCAGGGCTTTTATATCATCAATGGACATTTCCTTAACTACATTTACAAAATCGATTCCTGCGTACCCGTAGTTCTTTTTAAGGGTATCTGCGGTAAGCTGTGGATCATCAAATATCTTTTCGGAACACTCAACCTCAATAATTCGGTTAATTGCTCCGCCTTGGCTGACATATCCTGCAAGTGGACGCTCACCATTGGTCAGAACGCAGTTCTGCCAGCGGTTCTCCCGGTTCACTCCCAGTTCCTTGTTGGAGCGGCTCTTTCCTTTTCCTGAGCATAAATCGTATACAATCCCTTCAAAGTTATCCCTAATCTTGGCAGATACCTTGGAAGTATCGTCCAGAATTAGCGGTAAGTTGTTGAGCATATCGGATTTTGCTTCCAGGGCCACATCGGTTGTTTTAAAGTCTCCTATGTACCTAGATTCACCTGGATTCGCCCAGACAGAAGCCCCCAACATAAGCGTTACAGTCTTACCGCCCTCGGTTTCGCCCCATAAGTCCACAAAGAATGGAAGAGCACCGACCAGTTTAATTAGAATGCTTGCAAAACTTGCAGCCAACATGATTTTTGGTTCGATTCTTCCAGTAGCACGAACCTTTTTTACATGTTCATACCACTCTACTCTGCTGCCACCTACACTGATACTTTCGTATAACTGACGAAATCTCATATCGCCATCAAATACGATATCCTTGTCGTAAGGCAGGAAATAATCTCGAATCCACCCGATTTTACTGGAAGAATATTGGATGTTGATATAATCATCATTGGCATTTTCCACGTCCGACAGATACCGGACCAGATACTTCGCATTTTCCGAAGTGACTGAAATTCCCAACGCTGACAGCCCTACGATTTTAGTCGCGGATGTAATCATTGTCTTTGGAACGATAATTTCAGACCATTTACCGTTTCGCTTATATGCAAGCTTAATCTGCTCTTCTCCAGTCTCCAGATTCTTCATTCGTTCGATTGGAAGAATAGGGTGATAACAAGCTATAATATCCGGTGATCCTGGATTTGTATTTGAAATCCTGATTCCCTCATCATCTGCCATCCAGTTAAGACATTTCATGCGGTCATATTCGCAATCAGAGAAATTTGTCCATTGATTTAATGCGGATACAGGTTTCTCTTGCTTTTCTTTCTCAAGGATCTGCTTATGTACTTTTGTGTAGACTTTTAACAGATCCTCAAATTTCTTCTTTGCTCCAAGCTCTTTCGCTCTGTCCAGAAGAGTCAATGTCAAACGTGCCTTGTAAATTTCATCTTCTTGCTTGAATATCTCATTAAACACTTCTTCTTCCAGAATTGATTCTGATGTGAGCTTGTTAATCTGTTCCATTTTCTTTAATCACCTTCTTCCAATCCTGTTATGAATCCATGCTTATATAATGCAAGCTGTAATTTGTTCCATGCTTCACACCAGCCATCTGATAATGGCTTTACTCTGCCAAGAATAGACCTGTAAAAGTCAATATCGGACAAACATTCCTGCAATTCTTCATTTTTCTTCCGCTCTGCCTTCTCTCTCATTTCTTTTTGCTTCTGAGCGTGATATATTGCCATTCTGGACGAAAAATCAGGTTTATGGTATGTTCCACCAAGAATCTGAAAGGCTGTCTTAAAATCGCAATTATCCATGCTCTGAACGAATGTAAATATGTCTCCTGTCGCGCCACATCCGAAGCAATAATAGCTGTCTTTGTAAATTTTCATTGAAGCAGTACGGTCACCGGAATGAAATG